TTAATAGTAAGCGTGATTTTTGGCAAACACGCCAGATAGACGCGCGCACGGTCGAAGGGACGGACAAGCAGGTCTACGAGCAGATCATCGCGGAGTACGGCGAGGATTCGATCCAGGCGCGCGTGGAGGTGTACGGTGACTTTCCGAGCGCGGGTGAGGATCAGTTCATCTCGCCAATGATCGTCGAGGACGCATTCAAGCGACCCAAGTACAAAGACGAGACCGCGCCTATAGTAATAGGGGTCGATCCGGCGCGCGGTGGTCTGGACAGTACAGTCATTGTAGTCAGACGCGGACGAGACATTGTGGCGATTAAACGGTACAAAGGCGAAGATACAATGTCAATTGTCGGTCGCGTCATTGACGCAATTGACGAATACAAACCAACGCTAACTGTAATAGACGAAGGCGGTTTGGGCTACGGTATACTTGACAGGTTAACAGAGCAACGGTATAAGGTACGGGGGGTAAACTTTGGCTGGAAAGCCAAGAACCCCGTCATGTGGGGTAACAAGCGGGCTGAAATGTGGGGCGCTATGCGCGAGTGGCTGAAGACAGCCAGCATCCCGCAAGACAAGATGCTCAAGGATGATTTGGTTGGGCCGATGAAAAAGCCCAACTCAGCGGGTACGATCTTTCTGGAAGGTAAGAAAGAAATGAAAGCTAGAGGGTTGGCAAGTCCTGACGCAGCCGACGCGCTGGCGGTGACTTTTGCTTATCCTGTAGCGCATCGTGAGTACAAAGAACCGTCTAGGACTATAACGTCTAGTCGGGCCACAATGTCTGGATCTTGGATGGGTGCATAAATGCTCAAAAAGTCTGCTTCTCCTAAAGCGTTCAAAGAAAACATCAAGACTGAAGTAAAGGCCGGTAAACCGGTCAAGCAAGCAGTTGCAATTGCCTACGCAACTAAACGAGCGGCGGCAAAGAAATGAGTAAACCCGGACTCTACGCTAATATCCACGCCAAACAGGAACGCATTAAAGCCGGTTCTGGTGAAAAGATGCGTAAGCCGGGAACTCCCGGAGCGCCAACGGCTAAAGACTTCAAAGAGTCGGCTAAAACGGCGAAGAAGAAGTGAAGAAAGGCGTATCGTTATCGGTTGGTCGCGGCGAGAAGTTGCCTGTTAAGCAGGGCGCTGGCCTGACCGAGAAAGGGCGTGAGAAATACAACGCAGCGACCGGTAGCCACTTAAAAGCACCAGCACCGAACCCAAAGACAGCAGCGGATAAGGGCAGGAAGTCTAGCTTTTGCGCTAGAATGGAAGGCGTTGTAGCCCATGCTTCTGGCGATGCCGAGCGGGCTAAAGCGTCACTTAAACGCTGGAAGTGTTGATGGCTGACTACACCGGGATTAACGCTGTTGGCAACGTCGCATTGGGTGGCAAACCACTCAAGAGCGACTCAGATGTGCTGTCAACGGCGCGGGATCGCCTGTCGATGGCGATCTCGGCGTATTCCGAGAGTCGAGAGGACGAGCTAGACGACCTGCGGTTCTACGCCGGTAGCCCTGACAACCAATGGCAATGGCCGGCAGATGTGCTGGCGACCCGTGGTGCGGTGCAGGGACAGACGATTAACGCGCGGCCATGCTTGACGATTAACAAGCTGCCGCAGCACGTTCACCAGATTACCAACGACCAGCGCCAAAACCGGCCTAGCGTCAAAGTCATCCCAGTTGATGACAACGCTGATGTTGAAGTTGCCGAGATTTTCAATGGCATGATCCGGCATATCGAGTACATCTCGGATGCGGATGTGGCCTACGACACGGCTTGCGAAAACCAAGTCGCTTACGGCGAAGGCTACATTCGGATTCTGACCGAGTACTGCGACGACGATACGTTCGATCAAGACATCAAAATCGCTCGGGTACGCAATAGCTTTAGCGTCTACATGGACCCGCTGATTCAAGACCCGTGCGGCAGCGATGCCAAATGGTGTTTTATCACCGAGGATCTGTCTAAAGACGAATACGCGCGGCTTTTCCCTAACGCATCGCCTATTTCTACGCTGGAAACGCTTGGTATCGGTGACCAAAACCTGAGTCAATGGCTGAATACCGACACGATCCGTATCGCAGAGTATTTTTACTGCGATTACGAGCGTAAAAAGCTGAATCTGTACCCCGGCAACGTGACTGCGTTTGAGGGTACGCCAGAAGACAAGCAGTTAAAGGCGGTTTACGGTAAACCGAAGAAAACGCGCGAAGCGGATATTAAGAAGATCAAGTGGTGCAAGATCAACGGCTACGAAATCCTTGAAGAGCAGGAGTGGGCCGGTAATTGCATCCCTGTTGTGCGGGTAATTGGCAACGAATACGAGGTCGAAGGCCGCATTTACATCAGCGGGTTAGTGCGTAACGCCAAAGATGCCCAACGGATGTACAACTATTGGACTAGCCAAGAGGCAGAAATGCTGGCGCTGGCTCCAAAAGCACCATTTATTGGTTATGGCGGTCAGTTTGAGGGGTATGAAACCCAATGGAAGACTGCTAACACGAATAACTGGCCTTATTTAGAGGTCAATCCAGATGTAACGGACGGTCAGGGCGCAGTTCTGCCGTTACCGCAACGGGCGCAGCCGCCAATGGCGTCATCTGGCCTCATGAACGCCAAATTAGGTGCATCTGAGGACATTAAGTCTGCTACTGGGCAGTACAACGCATCTTTGGGCCAAACGTCCAACGAGCGTTCTGGCAAGGCTATCCTAGCCCGCCAGCGTGAAGGTGATGTAGGTACTTACCACTACCAAGACAACCTAGCACGGGCAGTTCGGCACATTGGTAGGCAATGTGTTGACCTAATCCCTAAAATTTACGATACGCAACGCATCGCCCGGATTATCGGGATTGATGGCGAGACGAAGATGGTCAAGATTGACCCAATGCAGCAAGAACCTGTGCGTAAAATCCAGAATCAAGATGGCGTGGTCATAGACAAGATCTACAATCCGTCTGTTGGCAAGTACGACGTAGTGGTTGCAACTGGTCCGGGCTATGCCACCAAGCGCCAAGAGGCTCTTGAGGCGATGGCGCAACTGTTGCAGGGTAACCCGCAGTTGTGGACGGTCGCGGGCGATCTGTTCGTCAAAAACATGGACTGGCCGGGTGCTCAAGAAATGGCAAAACGGTTTGCCAAAACGATTGACCCCAAACTTATGGGCGACGCCGAGGATAATCCAGCCCTGCAAGCAGCGCAGCAGCAGATGCAAGCGATGGCAGCAGAGTTGGATCAACTGCACCAGATGTTGCAGAATGTCGGCAAGTCGATGGAAGCGCAGGACATGGAGCGCAAGGACTACGAAGCCAAGATTAAGGCGTTTGACGCTGAGACTAAGCGTATCGCAGCGGTCCAAGCGGGTATGTCTGAAGAGCAGATCCAAGACATCGTTATGGGTACGCTACACGGTATGATTACGAGTGGCGATCTGGTTAGCGAGATGCCCGGACGGGAAACAAACGAAATGATGCCAGAACAAGCTGAGTACGCACCACAGCAAGGGATGATGCAATGAAAGCCGCTGATTTCGTAGGTCTGTTGTTCTTAGCGCGTGATGTATCCCATAGCGTACACCTGAACACCCGCAGTTACAGCAAGCATAAGGCGTTGCAAAAGTTTTATGAGTTGATCATTGAGGCGGCAGACGATTTTGCCGAAGCCTATCAGGGGCGGCACGGTCTGATTGGCCCAATTACGTTGATGTCCGCCAAGAAAACGACTAACATCATAGAATTCTTGGAAGCTCAGTTAGCTGAGATTGAAGCCGCTCGTTATGAAGTTGTCGACAAGACTGATATGTCTTTGCAGCAGTTGATTGACAACATCATTGAAGTCTATCTAAGAACCCTCTACAAACTACGCTTCTTGGCGTGAGGTAAATATGGCCGCGACGTACAAATATTTAACGGCATCGGCTAACGTCAAGCCGATGGGTGGCAAGCTCAAGGGCATCTTCGTATCTGCCGCCAGCAGTACACCAACGATTACGGTGTACAACAGCGCCGCTGCTACTACGACCGACACGATTGTTGGTGTGTTTACGCCAACTGGTGCGACCAGCTACGTGTTTACCGGCGACGAGGGCGGGGTTTACTTTAGCTCCGGCCTGTATGTTGTGATTAGTGGGACCGTTGCAGCAACGGTTTTCTTCGAGTAAAGCATGGCAAATACGACGATTACAGGTTTACCGGCGGCGACTACCCCGCTCGCGGGTACTGAAGTCGTTCCTATTGTCCAAGGCGGTGTAACCAAACAGGTTGCCGTTAGCAATATCGGTGGCGGCGGTTCCGGCTCGGTCATTAGCGTAGCAACGGGTGCTGGACTGACTGGTGGCCCGATTACCACAAGCGGCACAATCAGTTTGGCGGCAACTTCGGTTGCACCGGGCAGCTACACCAACACCAACCTAACGGTTGACGCATACGGACGCATTACTGCTGCGTCGGCTGGTACGTCTACGGTCACAAGCGTAACTGGTACGGCTAACGAGATCACATCTAGTGGATCGTCTGCAATTACGTTGTCGTTGCCCGCTGCGCTGACGTTTACGGGCAAGACGGTAACGGGTGGTACGTTCACCGGCGGCACGATCAACAATACGTCCGTAGGGGCTACCACGCCGTCCACGGGCGCGTTTACGACATTTACAACCTCTGTTGGTCAGATCACGACCGCTCCAAGCAGCGCCAATGATTTGGTTAACAAGTCTTACGTTGACTCGATTGCTGCTGGCCTGACGTTCCATGCGGCTTGTAATTTAGCGACGACCACAGCGTTGCCAACGGTAACGTACAGCAACGGCTCAAGCGGTGTCGGCGCTACGCTGACCGCATCGGCTAACGGTGCGTTGTCGGTTGATTCAATTACGCCTAGTATTGGTGACCGGATTCTTGTTAAAAATCAAGCATCTGCGCTACAGAACGGTGTTTATACTGTAACTACGGTTGGCGATGGGTCTACCCCATTCTTGCTGACTCGCGCAACCGACATGAATACGTCGGGCAGCGGTTACAACCAGATCAATGCTGGTAACTACTTTTTAATTACGGCAGGAACGGTTAACACCAACACTTCTTGGGTGCAGACTACTGCGCTGCCGATTACCGTTGGCACAACTAGCCTAGTGTTCTCGCAGTTCTCGTCTGGAGCTACTGCGTACACGGCTGGTGCGGGGCTGTCGTTATCTACCAATCAATTTCTTATTTCTAACACCGCTGTTACGGCTGGCAACTACGGTAGCGCCTCGCAAGTACCTACGTACTCGGTCAACTCTCGCGGCCAGCTTACGGCAGCGGCAAACACCAACATCGCTATTTCCGGTTCGCAGATTACGTCTGGCACGGTTGCAATTGCTAACGGTGGTACGGGTCAAAGTAACCAACAGGCCGCAATTAACGCGCTAGCCGGGGCTACAACGTCTGGATTGTTCCTGCGCGGCAACGGCACAAACGTGTCGATGTCTGCGATCCAGGCATCTGACGTACCAACGCTGAACCAGAACACGACTGGTAACGCAGCTAATTTGACTGGAATTGTTGCGATTGCCAACGGTGGTACAGGTCAGAACGCCAAAGCAGCAGGGTTTAATGCGCTGTCGCCAATCACAACGACTGGCGATATTATTATTGGGACCGGGACCAATGCTTCTGGTCGATTGGGGATTGGTACTGCTGGTTATGTCTTAACGTCTACCGGCACAACCGCAACGTGGCAAGCGTCAACCGGCGGTGTAACGTCATTCCAAACTAGTCTGTCTGGTCTGACGCCTAGCTCGTCTACTGGCGGTGCTATTACACTTGCTGGCACGTTGGGGCCAACGAGCGGTGGTACGAACCAATCGTCGTACACTAAGGGCGACATTCTGTATTCGTCAGCGACGAATACAATATCAAAACTTGCGATTGGAACTGCCAATCAGATTCTGACTGTTGACGCAACGGGGGTTCCGTATTGGGCCGCTAACTCTGGCGGCGGTGGTGGAAGTCCCAATCTTGATGGCGGCACACCATCGTCTAGTTATGCTGCCATATCGCCAATTAACGGGGGGACACCGTAATGCCGGTGCAAATTCAGCTTAGAAACGGTACTGCTGCTCAATGGACAGCGGCCAATCCAACGCTTGCCGCTGGTGAGGTTGGCATTGAAAGCGACACCAAAAAACAAAAATTTGGTGACGGCACGACCGCTTGGAACTCGTTGGGGTACGCAGGAACTGTCACTAGTGTTACCGGAACTTCTCCGGTTGCATCTAGTGGCGGCGCAACGCCAGCAATTAGTTTGGCTTCTGGATACGGTGATACTCAAAACCCGTATGCAAGCAAAACGGCAAACCAAGTTTTAGCAGCGCCAAACGGTACTGCTGGAGTTCCAAGTTTCCGCGCGCTTGTTTCCGCTGACATTCCAACATTAAACCAGAACACAACCGGAACTGCTGCTGGTTTGTCTTCAACTCTTGCTATAGCAAGTGGTGGCACAGGGCAAACAACAGCAAATACTGCATTTAACGCGCTTGCCCCATCGCAAACGTCTAACTCAGGTAAGTATCTAACAACAGACGGAACCAATACGTCTTGGGCAACGGTTTCTGGTGGTGGATCTCCGGGTGGAACTGACACTCAGGTTCAGTACAATAGTTCTGGATCGTTTGCCGGCTCTGCAAATCTGACGTTCAACGGAACTACGTTAACGGCAGCAGGTTTGGCTGGCCCTCACAACGGAACGGTTGGAGCTACAACACCAAACACCGGATCATTCACAACGCTTGCAGCAAGCTCAACGGTTAGCGGTACTGGATTTAGCACTTATCTTGCATCTCCTCCGGCAATTGGCGGGACGGCAGCGGCGGCAGGTACGTTTACAACCGGATCATTTTCGTCAACTGTTCACAGAGGTTCAAGCAGCGGTACGGTGACGATGACCGCGCCAGCGGTAGCAGGTACTCAGTCTTATACGCTGCCAAGCGCGTTACCTACGGCTTCTGGATCAGTATTGAGTGCAACAACTGCTGGAGTCATGAGTTGGGTTGCTGCTAGTACTCCCGCAAACCCCCCTCCAACCGTTGAATATCTTGTTGTTGCCGGTGGTGGTGGTGGTATTGCTGGCGGTCCCGGTGGCGGCGGTGGCGCTGGGGGATACAGAACAGCAACTGGATATTCGGTTACTACTGCAACGGCTTACACGGCAACTGTTGGCGCTGGTGGTCCATCAGCGACCTCTGGATCTCCATCTAGTTGGAATACCAGCGCGGTCGGTGGAGGCGCAACGATTCAGTCTGCTGGTGGTGGTGGTGCAACTAGCGCATCTCCAACAGGCGTATCTGGTGGTTCAGGTGCTGGAGCATGGGGAAGTGGTGGTAGCGGTGGCTCTAGTATTTCTGGTGGCGCTGGGAATACGCCAAGCACTACACCATCACAAGGAAATAGAGGTGGAAACAATTACAACGAATCTGGCGTAGGCCCGACAGGTGGCGGCGGTGGCATAGGTGGACAAGGTGGCGATGCTGTAAGCGGCACGTCAGGAAACGGTGGCGCTGGTACTAACTGGAACAGTTTAGGAACGTTCTATGCTGGCGGCGGCGGCGGCGGTATTGTTACTGGAACAGCAGGAACGGGCGGGTCTAGTATTGGCGGTAATGGTGCAGTAGCAGCGGCAAACGCAGGTTCTGGCGTTGTTAATAGTGGCAGCGGCGGTGGCGGCGCATTTACCGGAGCGGCAGGCGCTGGCGGCAAAGGTATTGTCATCATTCGTTACGTCAACACTTACGATGCAGCGACGGGAACAACTGGGTCACCCACAATTACCAACACTGGTGGTTACCGTTACTACACGTTCAACGACACCGGAACCATTACATTCTAAGGGACTGAAATGGCTTATTTTGCCAAATTAGACAAGGACAACAATGTCGTTGACGTTGTTTCTGTTAACAATATTGAGCTTCTTGCGCCTGACGGTTCTGAATCTGAATTGTTGGGAATTGCATTTCTCATTAGATTGAGTGGCGGCTATTCAAACTGGAAACAAACCAGTTACAACAACAAAATTCGCAAGAATTATGCAGGTATTGGTTTCACCTACGACGCAGCCCGTGATGCGTTTATTCCACCGCAGCCATTCCCAAGCTGGACGCTAAACGAAACCACTTGCTTGTGGGATGCCCCTGTTGCTTACCCAACGGACGGCGAGCGGTATCAATGGGATGAAGAAACAACTTCTTGGGTGGTTATAGATGCCAGTTAACTTATCGCCCGTCGCGGGGGCTGCGCAGCAGTTCTTCACCAACAGCGGCGCTCCGTTGTCGGGCGGTCTGTTGTACACCTATTCGGCTGGCACAACTACACCGCTGGCTACCTACACAACTGCTGCTGGCACAACGGCTAACAGCAACCCAATCGTTCTAAACTCAGCAGGGCGGCTGGATAACGAGGTGTGGCTAACGTCCACCCTGACGTACAAGTTTGTCCTTAAAGACTCGGGTGGCGTTACAATTGCCACCTACGATGACATCCCCGGTATCGGAACGGTTAGCGGCCTGACCACCGGCACATCGCTTCTATCTGGCAACGGCAGCGGTGGGTTTAGTAACGTAGTGGTTGGGTCTAACCTCAGTTTTGTTGGCGGCACGTTGTCTGCCACCACAGGTGGATCTGGCGCTGGTACGGTTACCTCTGTTGCGCTAACTGCTCCAGCAGCATTTACCGTTGCTGGCAGTCCAGTCACTTCAACTGGAACCTTGGCGCTGACTTATTCGGGAACGCCAGTTCCAATAACTAGCGGTGGAACTGGTACAAGTACATTAGTTGAAAACGCGGTTGTAATTGGACCAGCAATTGGCCCCGGGGCAAATTCAGTTCAATTTGTAACGCCGGGACCGGCTGGAAACGTATTAAGCAGTACTGGATTTAGTTGGAACAGCGCACCACCTTCTGTGCAAACCACCGCGTTGGCTGTTGGGACGTATTGTTTTGCCCGTGTTACTTCTTTTCCGTCTGGCACGATTTATCCCGGAACTGATATTTCTGGTTCTTTTTTGATCCCGTCAGGGACGTACAACCTTGTGAGTTACACCACAACGCTGCCCGGAACGTGGCGTTGCATGGGCTTTACCGACAACGGTTCAAGTCCCACATTGTTTTTAAGAATTTCTTAATGTAGTATCACCGTACCGGCGCGGATCACCGGGGAATCTCAGGATTCAAAATGTCCGAAGAAGTAG